TGGTGAAGAAGATAAAGGTAGTTACATAAATGATAACGATGAGAGAGTTTTTAGAGTTCCGAATATCTCAGATAAAGAACATACTGCAAAGGTTAAAATAGATTACACGGTAAATAACGATGTGTTTAACAATAGTGACTTTGTAATTATTAATATATAAAATTATGGCTAATAAAAAAATATCCTATACAACTAGAGACTTCCAATCGATTAGAACTGAGTTAATTAACTTTACTAAAACATATTATCCCGACACCATTCAAAATTTTAATGATGCCTCGGTATTTTCGGTGTTATTAGATTTGAATGCTGCGGTTACTGACAACTTACAATTTAATATTGACCGAAGTGTTCAGGAAACGGTGTTACAATATGCACAACAAAGGTCGTCAGTTTTTAATATAGCAAAAACTTATGGTTTAAAAGTTCCGGGGATGAGACCATCGGTTGCGTTGGTTGATTTCTCAATCACAGTACCTGCTTTTGGTGATAAAGAGGATTTGAGGTATTGTGGTATATTAAGACGAGGTTCTCAGGTTAATGGTGCTGGACAAGTTTTTGAAACTGTTTATGATATTGATTTTGCGTCACCAATAAATGCTGAAGGATTTCCCAATAGATTAAAAATACCTAATTTTGATTCTAATAACAAATTATTAAATTATACTATAACTAAGAGAGAAACTGTTGTTAATGGAACTACAAAAGTGTTTAAAAAAGTTATAACATCAAATGATGTTCGTCCTTTTTATGAATTATTCTTACCTGAAAAAAATGTTTTAGGTGTCACTGGTGTATTACTAAAAGATAGTACACAATATAGTAATATACCTTCAGCTCAAGAATTTTTAGGTTTAGATAACAAATGGTATGAAGTTGACGCATTAGCTGAGGATAGAGTATTTGTTGAAGACCCAACTAAGGTATCGGATGCCCCGGGAATTAAAGTTGGTAAGTATATCCAAACAAGTACAAAGTTTATAACTGAATTTACACCTGAAGGTTTCTTAAAAATGACTTTTGGTGGGGGTTCACAATCAGCTGATGAACAATTAAGAGAATTTGCTAGAGATGGATTCCAATTAAATTTATACAAGTATTCAAACAATTTAGCGTTAGGTAGCACTTTAAAACCTAACACAACATTATTTGTACAATATAGAGTTGGTGGTGGTACCGGTAGTAATATTGGGGTTAATTCCATCACACAAATAGGTACGGTATCATTCTTTGTTAATGGTCCGTCAGAAAGTATCAATACGACTGTTGTTAATTCATTAAGATGTACTAATGTTACGGCTGCAATCGGAGGAGCTAACTTCCCAACGACGGAAGAAGTAAGAAATTTAGTGTCATACAATTTTTCGTCACAAAAAAGAGCGGTTACGGTTAATGATTATGATTCTATTTTAAGAACAATGCCATCACAATTCGGAGCACCGGCAAAAGTTTCAATAACTGAAAATAATAACAAAATTATTGTTCAAATGTTATCTTATGATGAGTCAGGTGGGTTAACTGAAGTTATTTCAAATACTTTAAAAAATAATGTGGCAAATTACTTATCAAATTATCGTATGATAAATGATTATGTGTCAATACAAAGTGCTAATGTAATTGATTTAAGTTTAAATGTTGATGTTGTTTTAGATAACACACAAAATCAAGGTACAGTAATATCACAAATAATTACTATTGTTTCAGAATATTTTGACCCGATAAATCGACAAATGGGAGAAAATGTTAATATATCTGAATTAAGAAGATTAATACAAAGTGAAAATGGAGTAATTTCACTATCTGACATTCAAGTATTTAATCAAGTTGGGGGTCAATATTCTTCATCACAAACATCTCAGAGATATAGTAATAGTGCAACAAAACAAATTGGATTGGTTGATGATACTATATTTGCGGAACCTAATCAAATATATCAAATTAAATATCCAAACAAAGATATTAACATTAGAGTTAAAAATCTTAAAACCGTTAATTTCTCATAATAATTTATTTTGAAATATTATGAGTTATCTTTTAAAAATAGTGTATTAACTATTTATTAAAAAAGATAAAATATGTCAAAATCGTATAGAATAAGAACTCAACCTGGGGTTGACAAATCTATTAAAGTACAAATAGACCAAGAATTCGATTATTTAGAGATTCTTTCCTTAAAAATATTACAAAGTGACATTTATACTAGACAATGTGCCGATTATGGGGTTATTGTTGGTAGAGTAAGTATAAATAATGGATTTGGTGTTCCAAACGCTAAAGTTTCTATTTTTATACCTATAGATGGTGAAGACCAATTAAATCCCGTAATATCTGAATTATACCCTTATAAAACTTTATCAGATTTAAATGATGATGGGTATAGATATAATCTACTTCCTTATGTAAAATCATATAGTGCCCATGTGCCTACAGGTACTTTTTTTACTAGAAAAGATGTTTTAGTTAATCAAACCCTTATTGAGGTTTACGATAAATATTACAAATACAACGCGGTCACAAATGATAGTGGGGATTATATGATATTTGGTGTTCCATTGGGTTCACAAACAGTTGTTATGGATGTTGACCTATCGGATATTGGTGAATTTTCTTTATCACCGCAAGATTTAATAAAAATGGGGGTTGCAACTGAAGCACAAGTTTCGGGTACAAAATTCAAATCGTCTAATAATCTTAAAGAATTACCTCAAATTATAAGTGTGAATAGAACAATACAGGTTGACCCACTATGGGGTCAGCCTGAAATATGTAATCTTGGCATTACTAGAACTGACTTTGATTTAACATCGGAAGCCAATATTGTGATAAAACCCACGTCTATATTTATGGGTTCCATAATATCATCCAATAATAATGAATTTTTACCAAGAAATTGTAGACCAAGATTAAAATCAGGTAGTTTGTGTTCATTGGTGGCAGGACCGGGTGAAATTTTAGCGGTTAGACAGACAATATTTTTAGATAATAATGGAAGACCAACTTTAGAAACTGTTGATTTAGATGAGGGTGGACAAGTAATTGATGATAATGGTACTTGGTTAGTTGATGTTCCTATGAACTTAGATTATTTGATTACTAACGAATTTGGTGACCAAATCATATCAGATGACCCAAAGAAAGGAATCCCTACTAAAGGAAAATACAGATTTAAAGTAAAGTGGAATCAACCACCATCATTATCCGAAACTGTGAGACGTGGTTATTTTTTGGTTCCTAACATAAAAGAATATGGTTGGGTGTCAAGTAATTCAGCCCCTAACGGTATTGATGTTGAAAAATCATATGCTTTTAGTTTAGATTGGAATGATTATGTGGACATTCAATCTGCGATTGATTGTGTTGATACATTCTATATGATGCAATACAATAAAGTTTATACTGTTTCACAAATGATGGACCAATATAGAAAGGGGTATTTAAATAATCAATTTATTGGGATAAAAAACATTTTAGATGATTCTTGTGAGAGTGAAAATAATAAATTTCCTACAAATGATAGTGTTTTTAGATTTGACTTAATTTATTTTTTATTTTGGATAATGATTTATTTATTCAGACCTATTTTATTAACGTTAATACCGGTAATACACATACTTTGGTTTTTACTTAAAATTTTAGCATTAATCTTAAGTGTGATAATTGCTGTAGTTTTGACCATTGTTATTATTATTTGTAACATTTTAAGAAGTATAATTGGTGCATTAGCAAACTTACCACGTTGGCTTGGTGGAAGATTTTTTAGAAGACTTAGAGATAAACTTAACTGTCCTACCTTTGCAGATTTAAACAAAATTATACGTGATATAAATAGTTTCCCGGATAAATTAAAGAACATCAAAATACCCAATTTATCATATCCGGAGTGTTCATTTTGTGACTGTGGTGATGCTGGTAGTTTACCGCAAAACGAACCTGGTAGTGAACAGTTAACCGTTGATACTTCTGACACTGTAACACCTGAAGGTGTTGGTACATCACTTTTAACCCCCTTTCAAATATTTACACAATATCTTATCAAAGTAAGTCAAACGGGTAGTACTGATAACCCTAATGTTTATACACTAGACTCAATTTATCAAAATTTATTTGCGGGAGATAGTTTAGGAAATATTGAAGAAGGGACATTAGTAAGTTCCACAAGAGTTCCTGACCTTATAACATCAACAACAACAGATGAAAATCCAAGGGCCGAACAAGTGGTTGATGGACCGGAGTATGCTTATTTCACATCAAGTCTAACAATACCTGAGAGGTTAAACTTGTTTAATACTAAAGCAAAATATTTTGACCAAAGTGTTAATAATCCAGGTGGTGGTGTAAACAGAATTAAGGTTACTTTTCAACCTGATTTAAATACTAATCCAACAACTGATTTTCATTATGATAATGTTTTGGCTATTGTTTGTATACCATCATCAAATTTTTTACAACCAGGTGATTTAGTTACTTTTCAAGATTTGGCATTATCTAAAGATATTAATGTTGTTAACAGTGGAACATCAATTAATCAGTTTGGTACTAACACCATTACTGGAACATCAATTAACAATGGTACAACAGCTTCTCCGGCAACAATTACCGTAACTTATGCTAACCCTGATGGTACTGGAAATCAATCGGTAAATTATCAAATTGTTGCAGAAAGTGATGACGCAAGTTACGCTAAATTCCCAACGGATGTTGAATATTTTCAAGTAATTAAAGGTATGTCTTATCTAGATTATTCGGGTATGTGTAATACAAATATTGTGAGTGGGGCAGACTGGAATAGTATAAACTCGTTCAACAATCGATTTTTAAGTAATTCTATGATATTTTATAGAATTGACCCAACACCAAGTGCGTATGCCTCGTGGGACTCAAATCAAAGATTATTTAAACCTATTGACTATTATCGGTCTTGTCAAAAACAAATGGTTTATTTTTTAGTTAGAGGTGTGGACCCAAACACAACTAGAACTAGTGTTCAATATGATTTAAGTAGATTGTTTGGTTTTGATTTCGGAAATGGTCCAATAGTGACGGGAAATAATTTTAAATTAAACTATCCTGTTCAAAACAGTTTTAATTGTGTTGACCATTTAGTTTCGGACAATTTGGTGTCAGATTTTTATTTTGATTCGTTTCATTTTAAACCATCTTTGGTGGGACAATTTAGTTTTAGTTCATTTACATCTAATTTTCATACATATTACTCTAATTTGGACCCTACAAACGGAAATTTTAAACCGGATAACAGTGCGGATATATTATCATCTGTATCAATAATTTCACCGGTTTCTAAAGTGGTTAATGACTATACTAACACAGGACCATTACCTTCAGCTACTATAACGTATTTTTATAGTGGATACACAGCAGAAGACCCATCAACACCAATAATTTATGATTTATCATTAAATGAAAATCCCCCACTTTCCGTTTTGGAATTCAATAATATGGTTGGTACTCGTGAAGTTGCGAATTATGTTTCACAACCAAACACATTTACATCGTTAACAATTGGTGCCGGTGCGTGGACTAGTGTTTTGTATGCTCGAAGGTCTAATGGTTCAACTGATTTTATAGAATATTGGGTTGAGGTTGATGAAGTTGCTGCTGATGGAACTACTTTTATTGCAAATATAATAAATGCCACTTCATTAGATGGTATAGAAATTCTTAATGATTTGGACCCTTATATTTTTTCTAAATCAATACCCTCATACGTTTTAAGTTCATTAAATTCAAGAATTAGGGTTAGAGTGTTTGTACGTTGTTTAAGTGCTCCAGATTTATTTATTTATATGGGTAGTACATACCCCTCAAGGATAGTTATACCACCAGCAATACCACTAATAGGGACTCAAGGTTGGAACGGTTTTATTGTTGAATGGGATATACCATATATTTTTAGTGCAACAATTTCATTAGGTATATTTTATAGGAGATATGTTGGGTCAAAAAATTTATCACCAAACGA